ATGGCTTCGATGCTGTTGTAGATGTCGCGGCTCATTGCTCGAGTGCTCTCTTGTCCAATGGAATAAAGCCACTACCATTGCCATGTACTACCTTGATGAAGTCAACCTCAACCTTTGCTGAGTTGACAATTACCTGGGCAATGTCTGCGATTGCTTTTGCTTTGTCGAGCTCCATGTCGTTTTCTTTGAGCATCTCGATTATCTCAAATAGGTGATCTCTTAAGTCTTCGATTTTATTGCGTGCCATAATTTGTTCAGTGTTTTGATTGTGTCTTGAATTGGTTTAGGGTATTTAGTGATGCGGTTGCGCTCCATGTTCTCCATTTTCGTTATTGCTTCCAAGTTATCTATCTCAAAATTTGATATATTTTTATCTCGAAAAATCACTATCATGTGCGGCTCAAGTTTGCCATGATGCTGCTCGTAGATATGCCGGTGCTTGAGCACCCATCGAGTGTGCTCTGCAATCTTGATGTAGGTGTAGCCATCTTCATCGATGCGTTCTGAGCCGACTTCTTTGTGGTTTGCCGGGATGCTGCCCTTCTTGAACTGTGTCTCTTGGCCACCGATTTGAATGCCTTTAAGTCCTTTGTTCCAAGGCTGATGCCCTTTGTAAAACTGCGTTGCTTGGTTTCCTTTTTGCAGTCTTCCGCTTGCTTCTGTTGCAAGGTATTCTGGAGTCTTATGCAGTTGCAGTGCGAAGGCTTTGGCATAGCATTGAGGTACTGACTTCCCAGTTATGAATGCCACCTCTTTAGTGGACCGATGCGGATAGTACTCAATCAGCAACTCGGTTTCTTGCATTGTCCAGTTAGAGCGAGTCATAATAATCGCGCCCTCCTTGATTGCCTCCACTTGCCATTGGCTTTGGCAGCCTATCAAATATTGCCTTCTGCCCATCGTGGTATCCGTTGGAGTAGGCTTGGATGATTGCTTCTTTTACCTTGGCTTCCATCGTGTCATTATCGCATTCGCGTGGATCGATGATTGTGTCAAGATAGCGGTTGAATTGCGTGAATTCGTGGTGAATGTTGTCGAATGGGCTCATCGGATTATTTGTGTTTTAACTTCTATGATTTCAATTCCGGCTATGGCAGATATGTTAGTCAGCTCCATTGCCTTTGGCAGCTTTCGTAGGATCTCTTGCATATCGAACATCTCGGCGCGCATCAGAGTCCAGAGCACTGTTGCCCAATCTACCTCGCCAACTATTTCAGCTTTTTTGGTGATTCGAATGTTCTTGGTGTGGTCAAGCTCCAGTGTGGTAGTTGTCGTTGCATCGGTGAAGGTTGCAAAGATATCGCTCACATCGCTGCTGCTTGCTGACATTAGCGCATCGGCTGCTTTTTGTGCAATCTTTGCATCTGCCTCTGCCTTCTTTCGCTCGAGCTCGTTGGAGTAGTCAACCATCATCTGCTTGCGGTGGTCGATGTAAGCATTCAGCGAAGAAGTAGCATCGCGCTCGACATCCATGATGGACTTTTTGAAAGCATCAAGCGGAAGAGTTACCATCTTGCGATTGGTCTCGATATGCTTGATAGCATCATTTGCCGCCTTGATGGATTCAGCACTCATGTCGTATGAGAGCTTGTCTTCAATGATCTGTGGAGCTGCTGCAATCATGCCTTGAGCACGAAGCACCTCTGTTGAGTTCAATGCCTTGTAGAACTCGGATAAGTTTTCTATATTAGCTGCGTTCATAGTGTTGATTTATTGATTGTTTTTAATGAAGGGCGGCCTAACACCGCCCTTTGTTATTTAATATGGGAAACCGTCATCTTCAGACTCGGTCTGGGCCGAAAATGCCGCCGCTCTCTCAATTGGAATTGGCTTACTCACTCTCGCAATCCACTCATCAGACATCTTGATTTTATCTTGGATGAACTCCGGCAGCTGAGCGAAGATTGCATCATCATGCTCCTCGGTATTATAGCAAAGCGGAGCGTTGAATGCAGGAGGACAAACTAATCCTTTCGGCACTGGAGAGATTCCAATGATGTTGGCATAGGTCATGTCACCTTTCGTCACATGAGTTAAATTAACCATGCAAGGTCTGCCAATCAGCGTGAAGATATCAAAGTCTTCAGCAATGCCATTGGTCATCTTTTTGCCTGCCCATGACTCGATGTCTCTGCGAAGCACAGCCTTCTCATTCATGCTAAGGTTGTAAATGCTGCGAGCATAGAATGGCTTCTCTTCACCGCCTTCCTCGAATGCGTGGGTTTCAGTCGGCAGTTCAAAGATAAACTGCACTTTGCGTTTTTTACCTGGAAATTGACCAGTTTGCATCGTTGTTCCAAGGTCAACGATTTGGTAACATCTTGCCACGAATGCTCCCTCCGGAGCAATCTGACGGGAGGTGTTATTCCCTGATGGTGCTTTTAAGCCCATAGTTAAAATTGATTGATTAATTGTTTAAATGATACTTGAGTATTGTGCAGCGTCTTCTGATACATCCGAAAGAACTCATTGACATCCGATGGATGATAAGTGCGAACTGATTCATCAAGCCCTTGCGTCATCTCCTTAGAGTATTGACGAACGAGAATAAGTGAGTTCTTGTCGCATCTCTGAAAGAGCCCTTGATGACAACCGTCTTGCACGATTGTTAGCATGATGCCAGATAGATGATCGTAGTTAAAAAACTGCGTGTTGTCGTGTGATTTAAAAAAAGTGTTCATGATTTATGAATGAATTAGTGAATGATTGATGTTTGTGGGCGGTGATTAGCCTCCCTATTTATAATTGATTATTTTATTTTATAAACCAAAGTATGGTCATTATCTATTATCATTTTAGCTTTATTCTCTTTAATTGATTTAAAAATTGCTGAATAAATTTCTTCGGTTTTTACAATTTTTCCGAAAAGCATTCCGAATTTTTCACCTTTGTTTACGATTGCGTGTGATGCTGTTGTCATGATTAATTGATTTATGAGTGAATTACTGATTGATTGGTTGACAAATGTATATCTTATTTTTGATTATACACCACCTTTCAAAACTATTTACACGCAATTATCTTAACTCGCACAGAATCAGCGCAATTATTTTACAACCTTAACTGCGACCACTCCAATCAGCATTCCAACTCCCATCTTGAATGCGGTTGTCTGATGCCACTTTTTGTCTTTCTTGATATAGATATTATCCATTCCGGTGATAGAGACATTCGGATTGTCGACTCTCATCCGGACAACTGTGTCTTTCTTTTTAAGTAGTCGATTGATGAATCCAGTGCGCATGGTATCGCCAACTGCATAGGTAAACTTAGCCGGGATCACTAAGCTATCAATCTGCAACCATCCCAGGCGATTGATCATGCCGCCGATTGTGTACCATTCGGTCTTCTTAAGGAATTGCTTTGGCAGTTGGATGTATGGCTGCTTGTCAATCATCACCGTATCGCCTAACTTTATTTGCGTTTTAATGATTGTCCTTGTCTCGATGCGCACCACCTCGCTTGCGTTCTTTACTTTTACTTCGAGCTCTGCAATCTGCTGCGCTTGTTTGGCTGCATCAGAGCCGTTCTGTGCGATTATTTTCTTCTGCGATGCGATAACTATTGAGTCCTCATAAATAGTATGCTTAAGGCGATAATCTGATTGCACGCCATCGCCGCAAGTTTTTACCAACAAGAATAGCAGAATCACCAATCCAATGAGGTAAATCGTTTCAGTACGTACAGATGCCATGTTGAATGATTTTAATTAGTTCCTGCGATGACTCCCAAAAGAGTCGCTTATCCTTGAGTTCAGCTTGTAGTATTTGCAATGCGACACATACCGGCATGCCACGTTCCATGACATACCAAGCGGCAACCTTAACCAGTCTCTCATCCGCTTGCCGATCCGTCATAATTCGCGAGCTGCTTTCTTGATGAGTATCTTGATTGCATCATCAAGCTTGTTAACCGATGTGTGGATCATGCTCAGCACATCCTTTCTATCGACATCGCTTGCACCTTGGTGCTGCATGAGCATCTGCACAAGTCCTGAGATGTTGGTCAGTGGTTGGCGCAGCTCGTGGCTCAGCATAAAGCGGAACTCCTCGAGCAGGACTTTCTGCCGCTCATGATCGTGCGAGCTGATGCTTGTCACATCCACCATCTGGATGCCGACAAAGTGCAAGGTGTCAGCAATCGCAAAGCAATTCCAAACATTATATCTGTCGCTTGTGTTCTTCTGTCTTGTTCGAGCATAGACACGCGATGGCTCAGGCGAATGCTTGCGCGCTTTCTCAATGGCTTCGATAAAGTCATCCTTGTCACCTTCGATGCTTATGATATCTGTAATCTTAGTCGGCTTGATATGGCTAACATAGTTCTTGAAAAGCTCATTGTTGGATATAATTCTCCCGTCTTGATCAGTGACCACATAAAACAAATCAATCGAATGTTCTAAGATGAATAGCGAAGACATTCTTTGAGCTCGCTATAAAGATTATTCCAAGCAGATATCGAGCTCCATGCCCATTGCGCTGTGATATAAATGGTAAAAGTCAACAGTATGCCCATCACTGGTCCATCCATTGTAGGCTTGTATTCGGAGTACTGAGTGCGTGGCTTGATGATAATCTTCGCCTCTGGCTTAGGAGCAAGAAGGAATGCAGATGTACTTGGCTTGATGGTATCGCTTGCGTATATTTGTTGCATCGGTTGTGGCTCTGGCATTGGTTCATCGGTAGGCAGCTCGAAAGTTTGCCCCCACTGATTAGTGCAATAGTGCTTGCCAAAGATAGTGAATTTCACCATCGATTGATACAAGATTTGTGGCTCAAGATGAATGGTGTGATGATGAGTATGGACTTTACACCCAAGACCTACCACGCAACCATCGTCAATTGTAGTATATGTTGAGTCTCTTCCTTCATCCATTGTCATTCGCTTTAGGTATATAGCCGGCTGCCACCATAGCAGCCACAATTGCAGCAAGTGTCTCAGTGGTTATCTGTTTAAAGATAAGAGCAAAGACGCTTAAGAGTATTACCAAGGATCCAATCGTTGGCCTCCAGTACTTAATGAATATATCAAGTACTTGCCTTGGTTTGCTGACTCTCCTTGCTGCCATAATTGTCAAACGATTTCAGTGAAGTATAGTTGCGCCTCTTTTTTCCTTCTTCTTACAAGACCTGTTGAAACTTCTCCACCTGCTCTGTTCCATTTAAGGAACTCGGCTGCAATCTTCGGATCACTAGGATTGGCTTTAATAAATCTTAACAGCTGCGACTTGGCAAGTGATGCTATGCCGAGGTTATATGCAAAACTTACTAAGGCATCAAATTGATTCTGATTCACCTTAGTATTATTTAGCAATCCTATCACACCACCTTCAAACTCTTTAAGGTGATCCTTGAGCATTTGCGCCGCCTGGTCTCGCGTTATCGTCTGACCGAGCTTCACCTTAGTACCATCATGGTAGAAGGTTGCTCCGTAGCCAATGGTCGGCACTCCTGCTGAGCATAGGTAACTAGTAAGGCGCAATCCCTCAAACTCCTGTAAAAGTCGAATGCCGTTGTCTGAGGTTTTCATTATTAGTATAATCTAATTTCAATACTTGTGTCTGTAAAATCATCTTGATAGCCACTACCAATACTATAATTAAAGAAATTAATTGTATTAGCTGATACCCCTATAACACCTAAAAAACAATCATTATTAGCAGTAGCACCTGATGTTGCTAAAAAAAATACTTTTCCAGTTACAAATATATCTGCACTTGATGTGATTGAATATTTACCAGCACTAATTCTTGCAAAAGTAATTGTTGCACCAAGAATATTTTCTTGTTCATTAAATAATGGGTCACCACTACCACTTTGTGAAACTAAACCAACCCAAGTAAGATAAGGTCTTTTAACAATAGGATTATGAGTATCTGCATTATCTACCAATTCACCAGTAACAGATGAGACTATATTAGGTAATTGACCAATTAAGTTTTCAGCAGTTATTTGCTTCGATGTACCTTGAGGTGATTGTGATGTGTCGCTCACATCAACGATGTATAATAAGTCTGCTGCAACTGGTGAAGTTAGAACTTCTAAGTCGGTTATTTTTACTCCTGCCATGATATTATGCTATTAAGTAAGTTCCTGAAATGTTTATGTTGTAATTACCGCCTGTTGCAGTATTTAACATTGAGAAAATTATTAGTGTTCCAGTACCAGTTATTGAATAACTTGATAACAATGGATTTTGAACATCATTATTTGTCTTGAATGCCATTATTCCATTAGCATTTGTACTTGGTAATAATCCATTTGGTGGTGTAAAATATGTATCTCCAAATAGAATTGGACTTGCACTATTAACTAAACCGAAATTAATATAAAAACTAACAGAATTACCTATGCGAGTATAGAATGCACTAAGTAAAACTGCATTTTGATAATCGGTAGTTATTGTTGGTGTCCATGTTCCACTTACAATAGCCAATACATTGCTTACCTCTATCTGCTTACTCGTGCCTTGAGGACTCTGCGAGGTATCACTAACATCGACAATATATAGCAAGTCATCACTTGCAGATTCCGTCAATATTTCTAAGTCGGTAATTTTTACTCCAGCCATTTGTTTAGTTGTTAGTTATATAGTTAAATGCTTTTGTCGAGTTGGTGAATTTGATGCCGTTAATTGTGCTATCGTTAATATTTATTAGATACACACCAATCGATGTACCTAAGTGATAGGAGTATTCATCTACCGTCTCGCAAGATTCAACATTGGATGCAACCACACCGCTGACCGATGTAGTGAAGGTTACGTATCCGCCTTCAATTATTATATCTATCATAGTTTTTCTATTAAGAACATTGAACCAAAATTAATATCTGTTGCATTAGTATTCTGAAGTGCAAAAATTATATATCTGTTTGCAGTCCAATCAATGGCATTGGCAACTATTCCAGTTATAGAAGCAATGTCGGAAACTGTTGAAGTATTTAAAGCAGATAATGTTTCGGTATTAGTCGTTGCATTTTTAATTACCCAATGACGTAGCATTTGATTTAATAAATTAGATGAAATACTTGTTATCCAAACACTAACTAAGATAGGTGAGCCAACTAAATCAGCAGTTGAATTTACGTAGATTCTTAATCCTTGATTTCCTAATGTACCCGTTTTTCTTGTACGATAACTAAGTCTAATTATGTCACCAACGGTAAATGTATTGGCTGGGATTAACTGCGTATAAACAATAGTATTTATTATGCTTGAAAAACTTGCAGAATCAGTTGTTGATTTGTAAATTGTCGGAACTAAGATGCTAATATTCCCACTACCAAGCAATGATGTTGAGTTGATGGTCTTGATGCTTGTTCCACTTACTAATGTATCCTGCTTAAGGTTTAATGCAGTTTGTGTTACCGTACTTACTGGCTTATTAGCATCACTTGTATTATCAACATTACTTAATCCTACGGCACTTTTATCCAATGTTTGGAATGTCTTATCACCTCGATAGTATTGCGATGATGTACCTGCTGCAATTGTAGGCTCAACTGCAATGTTGCCACTGCCAAGTAATGAAGTAGAGTTGATGGTCTTGATGTTCGTGCCGCTTACCAGTGCGTCTTGTTTGCCGTTGAATGTAGACCAATCAGTACTGCTCAATGCTCCTCTGTTAGATGCACTTGCAGTTGGTAGATTGAAGGTGTGCGTATCTGTTGACGAACTTATTGCGAAGTCAGTCCCCGAAGTTCCTACTGCAAAGTTTTGCACTTGAGCCGTTAATCCATTTAGCGCAGTTAAGCCAGTTGAAAAAGTTGTAATGATTTCACAAAGGTGATTGTCTTCTGTGTGCAGTGTTATTGTCTTGCTGCTATGTATAACATATACTCTTATCGCAAGTCTATCGGCAGCAAGAAGCACTGTGCTTGGAACTGCAACAGATGTTGTGTAAAGGTCAATCGCTGTGCCATTGTTTATATACTCAGGATTTGCAGAATTTGATGCAAGCAATGTCAATGTTACTCCGCTAAGCTTGTAAAGCTCAATATAGAATCTTGGCGTACCTCCTGCACTTGATGAACTAAAGTACATCTCGAAGTTCCAATTTCCTGCCGGAATAGCTAACTGATTAGGTACACTCGCATCTGTGATGAATGACTGAATGTAGCCATCGGCATTGATAGTGAAATCTGTTCCTGATCCAATGACTGGAGTTCCGCTCATCTGTTTGAATGCCACACCGCCAAGTGTACCTTGAGCAACCGATCCGTTGAGGTAGTAGCTAACACTTGAACCTCCGCCACTTGATGTTGGAAAGTTTGCAAGTTGTCCATCTCCTCTGATGTATTGGCTACTAAGTCCTGCTCCTGCTACCGCCAATGTTCCGCTTGTGGTTACTGGGTTTCCAGTAACTGCAAATGCAGAAGGCATCGTAAGGTTAACAGATGTCACAGTTCCATTGGTCAGTGTCGGCTTATCGATAAGGTCATTATAGCTTCCACTTGTCGCAACTGCTGCAAGTGTTGGCTTATTAAATATTTGAGCAAATCCGCTTGTTGCATTCCAATCTGAATTGACTTGAGTAGGTACATCGCCAATTGTAATGAAGCCACTATCATTAGTTAGTTGACTTGTAGCAGTTGGAACATCAGCTGATGTGATGAAACCACTATCATTGGTTAATTGACTTGTAGCAGTTGGTATATCTGCTGAAGTTATAAATCCACTATCGTTAGTTAATTCACTCGTCAATGTTGGAACATCGGCTGAAGTTATAAATCCACTATCATTAGTCAAGTCACTTGTTAATGTCGGAATTGTTGGCTGATCACTTAAATCGTTATAGCTTCCACTTGTTGCAACAGTTGCAAGTGTTGGCTTATTTAATATCTGTTCTACACCACTTGATGCATTCCAATCAGCATTTACTTGTGGTGGAATGTCAGCAGAAGTAATGAATCCGCTATCATTAGTCAAGTCGCTTGTTAAAGTTGGTATAGTCGGCTTGTTTAAAATTTCACTTAATCCAATTGATGAATTCCAATCACTATTTACTTGTGGATCGGGTATAGTCGGCTTATTTAATATCTGATTGTTGCCATTTGTTGCATTCCAATCTGATGGCCTTTCAATGGTTTGGAATCCTGGACCAAGATTTGTCCAGTATGTTGCATTGGTAGGTACTATTGAATCATTAGCAGCAAGGCATCGGTATATATTACCATTATACCAAACAACATTTCCTATCTGATACTGATTGCCAGTGATACTCTGATGATCAGTTGAGAATGCAATGGCAATCTTTAATCCACCACCACCTCCACCAACTGCCACCAATGGATCTGCCGCTGTTCCGTTTCCGATTATTGTGACACCATCAACAGCAACCTCAGTCAAGCATGGAGTGCAAGCAGGAAGATCCGGAAGCGGAACATCTCCGGTTGCACAAATATCGTAGCAGCCATCTTCAGTGGTAGTGATCACTTGTACATCGAAGTCAATGGAAACACAAGCCCACTCATAGTGCGCTGTTAATGTCTTGATCTCATTAGTATATCCAGTTGGAACAACCTCGTAGTTGATGACAGCAATACTCTGCTTGAATAGCGGATCAGTGCCACTCGTCAGCTTGTAAACTCTGGAAGCAATCCAATCCTGTGCATCTTCGCTGTCGCATGGTAGATGGCTCTTGCGCACCACTGCATAAGCAGTCAGTGGAAAAGAGGTCACATATAACTGCTTGCAACCACTCATCTTGTAGGCATCAGTCTTGGCAACAGTTACCTTGCCTCGCTTAGCCCAGAACAATGTCCCCT